ATGCCTAGAATCCTATTGCGTCAAGGATCGCAATAGTCAATAATGATACGCCGACAAATATCATGAAATACGTCTCAATCATGCTTTTCTTCCTCCCGGTTGTCCTATGGACAAAAAAAAACCGCCCCGAGGGGCGGTTTAAACTTATGCTAGGGGTGCATCGATACTTGCACGGGTATTCGGCAAGCTTATATTCATGGTACGTAGTTCTTCTTTCAACGGCGCATACGCCGTTGACGCTTCGTACCATTTCCAGTAATCCACAATGGCCGCGATGCCAATATGGGCCCACGTGGCCAACAGTTGCGTATCCGTGGGAGCATAAAATGCTACCGAATCACGCTTACCGTTCTTTATGGTAATTCTTACTTCCTTATCCCAATGCTCTTTTCCCGCACGGCTCCATATTGCAATGGGCATCCTAAACTTGAAATCCGCTTTCGTGTTGCATTCGTTGACCATTGCACGAAGGCACGAAAGCCTATCGGTCTCGGGCTTGGCTTTTAATTCCATACCCGTTTTCTCCGTTGCACTCGGCTCTTTAATTTTGCCGTGCAATACGCCGATCAACCGGTCGGCCTCTTCCGGAAGTGTTCCGGAAGTAATTAACTTTTCCCGTGCTTTCAATGCATCGCTATACGATATGGCCATGATATGGCTCCTCTTGCGTAGGCTTAGGCCTACTATGATGGGCGCACTAGGTGCACCCCATTGCATGATGCAATGGGAAGCATGGGAAGCTAGAATGCTTCCCATGTATCCTATGTCATCATGTTATTGTACCGGAAGTGATAGACTCATATCCTATCGCTTTCCTTTCGCTTGAAGCCTACAACCTTCGAGAGTGTTATACACCTGCCTCGTATGCTTTCCGCTTCTTGCTTCCTTCCCTCGCAACGTGTTTCCCTAGCATCGGATGGGTCTTATCTCTACCATCTACCCGCCGGGTACTTAGTACGTACCGTTATACTGTCAAAAGACCGCGCCAGTGGGCCCTGCCCGCTGGACTGAAAGTTTTTTTTACATCTACAAAGAGGATTCTAATACATAGTGCACTGTTATGCAATACTTTTTATGTTTTTTTTTGCGATATTTGACAATTTTTAGGCAATTCCTTATAAGGGAAGGAATTAAATCTTTCCCGTATTCTGCAGATTTCTAAGCTTTTCTAAGGGCGTTATGTGTGTTTTATGTATAGGCTAATTGCTTATTGTGTATGGAATTAAGTGCATTTTCTGTACTTTTCTATGATATGGGTAACCTCTAGATATATAGAGTTTATACTATATAGTAATAATACTATATAGCTTTTAGGCTGTTTCATAGGTAGCTTTTCTACAGAAACCTTAGAAACCTTAGAAAATACGTGCAATTCTATACAGGACAAGTATTTATGACCACATAATTATGCACATAACAACCTTAGAACTATGAACGAGACCTAAAGCCGGACTTTTATTCGACCATGCCTTTTTTGGATACTAAGACGCTATACAATGTACACCGATTGCATCATGTCCAGCATGTCCTTTACACGTGCTGGACATCCAGGTATATCGTGCAATTTTTATAGATAAATTTTGCACTGTTTGTCCGACCTAACAACTGCTAGCCTTGACTAACATATTGTTTGACCCATCTAACACCTAGGCCTCCGCGGAAAAGCCACTGCGCGGGTGTGGGGGAACTGCCAGCCCAGAATCGATGTGAGGTGAGAAGCAATGTGCACCCTAGGTGAGTACGGTGCGTACCCTCACCTCTGTCGCCCCAGTTGACAGCGGCACCCCGGTGCGTCATACTCACCTCATGGCTTCCATAGTTGAAGGCGAATTGATGACTGACCCCCAAGGTGTGCTGGCTGAGAGGGAAGCGCTGGCCCTCAGGTCCATGTATGCCCTCGTCTCCATCGCGGAGAACTCCAAAGACGACAAAGCCCGGGTTAGCGCCTGCACGGAGTTGAACAAGATGCTCAGCTTGGGCCTCTCCAATCGGCCTCAGACCTTCCGGGCCACCCAGGTGAATAACAACCTCCGTTTGGGCACACCTACCTCCGACGATGCCACCATGAAGCTCCTCGCGAAGTTCAACGGCGGTGGCACCAATGCCGCTCCCACTGACATCCGCGCCGTCAACGAATCCCTCGACGCCTTGGGGGACCTCGATGAATGAGCACCAACGGTTGGAGCCTCTAGGTGACGACGCCACCTCTCCCACTGTGGGCATCAAACACGACGCTGGTAAACCCATGTTTCACTGTCTCGATGCCGGTGCCCTGTTGCACCTGGGAGCGGTGGCCGAATATGGTGCGCGTCTCTATGGGGATGAAAACTGGCGCTCCGTGCCCGACGCACCTCGCCGCTACTTCGATGCCGCCATTCGGCACCTACTTGCATCTCGGACCGATTTACTCGATACTGAAAGTGGTCAGCCACACTTTGCACACGCGGCCTGGAATTGCCTCGCGTGTCTTGCGCTGACCTCAAAGGAGACCCCGAATGAGTGAAATGGAAAACCGACTTCGCGGACCACGCGTCATGATCACTGGCCGTAACCCGGCCACCAATACCACCTACGAGAACCTCATGGAAGGTAGCATTGCGTTGAATTGGCGCACCATCTTTGACACCGCCTATGCCATTGATATGAGCTGTGCCAACGCCGCGGATACCGCCGCTGGTGCTGGTGCCCGCTCTGTGCGCCTCTACGGCCTTGGGGAAGACTTCAAGTGGCAAACTGAAGACCTTGTCACCAATGGACAATCCACTGTATATGTCACCTCGACGAAGAAATTCTTCCGTGTCTTCGGGGCAGAGGTTGTCAGTCATGGCGCCAACCGGACCAATACGGGCATCATTTACCTTCTCAAAACCGGCACGGGCGGCACCATCACCGCTGGCGTACCGGCCACCTTGACCTCCCAGGCGGGCATCATTCAGGCGACATTCAACGCGATCAATACCGGCATGTACTGCGTACCGGCTGACAGCAAAGGCATGGTGTTGGTGGTCTTGCAGGCTGATGCCCGTGCACAGGCGGGCACCTTGCAACTTCTTAGTCAGGCCACCTCGGGGGCTGACCAGTCCCCGCATCAAGTGCTGACCGCTGAACTGGGCATCACGGTACCGTTGATCATTCGGGTGTTGGATGACCTCAAAATGGCCATAGACGTGGCACCACTGACCGACATTTTCCCGCAGGTCCTGACTGCGGCCGCCAATGGATTTGTCTCCTTCAGAATGATCCTCGAACCCAAAGGCTTGCGACGGATACCGTGAGTGATGACAAGGTAGATGACCGTCCTACCTTTGAGCCCCAGATAAACCCGGTGGACCTCTTCCAGGCACGTCTGGGGCACCTCGTGCCGGTGCCCCCGGGGAAACAACCCACCTCTCGTGGGTTGATGGACCGTCTAACCACATTGGAGCCACAGGAATGATCACCTTTGCCGACACTGTGCACCTTGTGCCTCATGACGACGCACCGCTGGTGGCACTGGTTGCACCAGATCAGCTATTCATCGAAGCTGTGAAGGTCATAGGTCAGCCTGCTGACAGGTGGAACGACGAAGACGTCAGCCTCCTTCGCCAAGCCGCATTGAGTAATCTTTTCTTTTTCCTGAAATACATCGCAGGCTACAGTGGCCCATATAGCAACCTCAAAGCTGACCTGCATATGGAAATGTGCAACTGGCGCCAGCGGGCACTGATGCCGGGCACATGGAATGCGGGCTTCGTGCCTCGGTCGACCTACAAGTCCTCTGTGTGGACTCATGGGGCCGCCGCATGGGAACTGCTTCGCAACCCTGACATTCGAATTGGTATCTTTTCGTGCATCTTGGACAGATCCATGGAATTCATGCACACGGTGCAACGCACATTTGACAACAATGACCTGATGCTACGCCTCTTTCCTGAATGGTGCGTCACTCGCACCAAGACGCGTGACGGCCGCTGGAACGACATGATTGCCGTCATGCCAAATCGGGCACGCAACTACCCCGAACCCTCTCTCAAGGCACACACCGCGGGTGGCTCCACCCAGGGCATCCATGTGGATCTTGCCATTTTTGATGACATTGTTGGTGACAGCCAACTCAATGCCGCGCGCAGTGCCACGGCTGAAATGGAACGCATTGGCAACTGGTTCAGCTCCAGCCTTCGGACCTTGCTGATTTCTCAAAAGATGTCCCGTGTGACCCTCGCGGCAACTCGCTACAGCATCGATGACCCCTATGAGCGCATCATGTCGGATGCCCTGACCCATGACGGTGATTGGGCTGAACTCGAGGTGTACTACCCACAGCCGCTCCCCACGGGACGCTGGCGGGTCTATTATCGCTCAGCCCTCTCTGATGGGGAATCCATCTTCCCCGAATCCTACAATGTGGAGTTCCTTCAACGCCTTGCCCGGGATGACCATTGGACATATGTCACGCAATATGTGAACAATCCTCACTCCGTGGGCACCTTGGACTTTGCGTCGTATAGCCTCAAACCGGCACGTCTTGTGCACACCGACGATTCGATGACCTTGCACTTCACCCGGGGTGGCCACGACAAAGTTTTCGACCTCGCTGAATGCGACATCGTCATGGGGGTGGATCCAGCGGCATCGGAGAAGCGCGTGACGACACGCACCTCACGCTCTGCTTTGTGTGTCGTTGCACGCACCCCTGAAGACGACGCGGTGGTGGTGGATGTCCGACGCGACTTCGTCAAGACATCCAAGTTGTTTGATTGGATATTCAGCCTCGCCGCCAAGTACCGTCAGATGGTCCGGCAGGTGCGCCTTGAAGCACAGGGACCCTTCAAACTCCTCACTGACGTGCTTCGCGACGAAATGAAACGCCGCGGGGAGCACTTTTATCTCTTACCTGTCCCGGCCATGGGCGACAAAGTGCCCACCATCAAGATGTCCCTGGAGCCGTTTCTGAAACGCGACGCACTATATGTCGTCGATGAAGCCATGCCACTTATGAGGCAGGAGTTCGATATATTTCCCTCCAATCAACTTGATCTCCTCGATGCTGTGAAGATTGCACTCAGCGGCACCCGGCTACCTGCGGGTGCATGGCACGATGACGACGACCTCGATGAAGACGCACCACGGACCGGCTTCCATGCCCGGCATGTGGGAGCAGTAGGATACTAAAAAGGAGCCCCCTATGAGCGATGCACCCTATGAACCTGGAGAGATTTTGGATGAAGAGCAGGCCACCTACGTTGCCTCCTTCCTGCGGGACGAAATCAACGACATCATCGATGGTGACGACCGGGCGACGTTTCTGACCAAGTTGCAGAAATGGCGCCGTATGGCACGCGTCGAACCCGAGCAGGCTGAGAAGTCATATCCATGGCAAAAAGCCAGCAATGTGGTGACACCTCTGATGGCACAGAAAACCAATGTCGTCTTTGCCAAGCTGATCGCGATGTTCAGCACGAAGCGGCCCTTTTGGGACATCGAGGTGGATGACCATGTCCTGTTACCCATCGCCAATGCCCTCTCTCGCTACTTCAACTACCTGACCACGGCACCTTTTCACCTCAACCTGGATGGAGTCAACAGATCCATGTTCTATGACCTCGTGCTCCTGGGCACCCAGGTGGTCAAAGTCCCGTGGTTGTATGAAGAATGGCAAATCAAAACGGATGGTGGCTCTGCCACACGCGTAATGCACAATGGACCCAGTGTTGTGCCCGTTCGCCTGGAAGACTTCCTCATGCGAGCCTACTATGACGACCCACAACGGGCACCGTGGGTGGGAAATCTCGTGTGGCTGACTGAAGCGGAACTCAAACAACGCGCCGCCATGGGCATTTATGCCAATGTGGATGCCATCCTGGGCGCATTTGAGACAGAATTGGAAGACAACTGGGCAGATGAACTCGAACGGCGTGGCCTTTCGTCCTCACTGCGCACCGGCAACCCCGAAACACGCCTGTTTCCCATTTTTGAAGGCTACATGTTCTACGATGCTGACAAAGATGGCGTCCCTGAAGACATCAAAGTGTGGCTGGAGCCCTCCACGGGGACCATTTTGCGCACTGAGCACAACCTGCTGGGCGTCCGGGACTACTCTGTGCTCACCTATTTCAAGGTTCCTCGGCAACTCTACGGCCTGGGTATCGGCCACCTCTTGGAAGGCCTCCAAGATGAGGCTGACTTCTACCACAACCACCGTGCGGACAACCTGCACATGTCACTGATGCCCATGTTCAAGCGGCGACGCGGCTCCATGCAGGTCAAAAAGGACGAATTGCACCCCGGAAAGATCATTGACCTGGATGATCCCAATGACCTGATCTCGTTTGTCATCCCGGACCTCACTGGGTCCACCTATCAAGCCGAGATGCTGGTCCGCGACTATGCTGACCGCGTCAGCGGTGCCAACGACCCCATGTCGGGCTATGCGGATCCGGTCATGAAGTCGGGCGGCAACGGGGCAAGTACTACATTCCTGGCACAGCAGGGTAGTTCTATTTTGAATGCCATCTATGAAGGCATTGAGAACTCATATGGCGAGATTGGTCAGCTGATTCTCATTCAGCTGGTTGCCAACAAGGACAGGGTTGACCTCTCTGTGGTCTCTGACCAGGATGCCGCTTACATTCAGCAGGTTCTTATGCTCCCACTGGAGACCTTGCCTACCACATTCCGATTCAAAGTCAAAACCACCGACCTGGACCGCACCGAGGATGCAAAGCAACAACAACTCCAACAGGCAACCCAACTCTACAACCTCTATGGGCAACAAATGATGCAACTGCTACCGGTTCTCAACAACCCTCAAGTACCGCCGCATGTGCAACAGTTTGCCATGCAACTCTTCATGGGGGCTACCAAATTCACCCGGCAACTCATGCGGGCCTATCGCATCGAGGGCGTGGACGAACTCTTTCCCGACGTAGGAGGCGACCCGAATGGACAATCCGGATCAACGGCAGGCAACGGAACTCAGCCTGGAAGTGGTGGAATTACAGATGCTTCAACAGTTGCTGGGGGAATGGCCCCTGCTGATGGAATGGCTCCAGAAGGAGCTCCGCCAGGGGGAGAAGGCGGTTATTGAAAAGCTCATTCAGGGTGGTGGTGACTTCACACGGGGTCAAATCATCACCTATCGCACCATGCGGGAGCGTCTTATGACGCTCCGACGCGAAATACTCAAGGAGGACATGAATGTCTGACGAATTGGAAGCTGGGGCATCTGCACCCGATGTGGCATCCTTGCCCGCGGAGGCACTCTACAGCGACGACGAGATCGAGGTCTTTGTGGACAGCACCGATGGCGGTGCGTCCCCGGACCAACAGCGGCTGATTGATGACTTGAAAGCCAAGCAAGCTGAACTGTCTGCGCGGGTCGATCCCGTGGAGGCTATGAAGACCGCCATACAGGGCCTGGGCAGTCAGCTACGCCCCCAGGAGGCGCCACCTGATGTGCGGGTGTCATCCAATGCCGGTGCCACCGACTGGAACAGCTACAAGGAAAACTTCAACGCCAAGGTGTTTGAGGATCCATTTCAGATGGTGACTGACCTCGTGTCCAAGGCCACCGAGATGCAGTCCGCCAGCGTTGCCAACCAGAACCTTGCCTACTCCAAACGCATTGTGCAGATCGACCCCAATACGGCGCCCTACTACCGTAAATGGGCCGATGAAGTGGAACGTGAAGTGGCCAAAATGCCCGTCTCCATCCGGGCGTCCAACCCCAATGTCTACGAAGACGCCCTGAAGGTGGTCAAAGCCAACCACATTGACGAACTCATCGATGAACGCATCAAGGCTGACAGGGCACAGGTGGCGACACCCTCTCGTCCCGCCTACAGCGAGTCACCTGCCGCTCGGCCGATGGCCACCTCGGCATCGACACCTCGGGCACAGGTGCGTATCAGCGATGCCAAAATGCGTGAGGTCAGCGCCTACGCTGACTCGTGGGGCATCCCAGAAGAAGCGGCCATACGGCTCTTCCAGAAACGCGGACTTCTCTAATTAGGCACAAGGAGCAACACACATGGCTAGCATACAAGAAGCAAACGGCGGTGCTACGGCACCTGTAGTGAACAAACCCACCACCAAACGCACACAACGCTTTGTGGCAACTGGTGAAAGCCTCGCGAAGATCCTAGAATGGGACAAGGCAGGGGATGAATTGTTCTTTGAACACGAGAAGGGACGTTTTATGGCACTCTCTGAGGGTGACATTGCCAAGCTCAGCCATGATAACAAGGTCCGCTATGGCATGAGTAGGCAACTCAACATCTCCAGCGACCCTGAAAACGATGCCTTTCAGCAACGGTTCAAAGTTGGTGCCGCCAATGAGCGGCGCAAGCAATTCGAACAGGTGGTCAAGACCACTGCGCAGTCTGCGCGGGCTACTAAGAAGCTTCAGGCCTTCGTTGGCGAAGGCTACGAGCCCATCTGGTCCCGGCCGGACAAAATCGAGGATCGCCTCGCG